TTGACACTATGTTTGACCACTTTGAAAGAATGGTAGGTGACCATAATTTCAATGAAATGGTTAATGTAAAATACCCACCATATAATATCGTAAAGACAGGTAGTTATACCTATGATATTCAACTAGCACTTGCTGGTTATGGTAAGAAGGATATAGATGTATCTTTTGAGGATAGTGTCTTAACGGTTAAATCTATTAAAGATGACGCCGAGCAAGAGGTTGAGGAAAACCAAGGCGTACTTCATAAAGGTATCGCCAAAAGAATGTTCTCAAAGTCTTTCACAATCGCCGAGGATGTAGAAATCAAAGGTGCTGAACTGAAAGATGGACTATTAAGTGTATCTATGGAAAGAGTTATTCCAGAACACAAGAAAGCAAGAACTATTAAAATCAAGTAGTTTAAGAGACCAGAGGCGAGGCAGCATTGACTTCCTCGCCTTTTTAGTATATACTAACAAGTATGATTAAATTATATTATTATGAAGGAGTGAATATATGAACATAAGTACAGACACCCTATCGGTGTTAAAAAACTTTTCAGATATTAACCAGAACATTTTGGTTAAACCTGGGAATAAGATTCAAACTATCTCTACAATGAAAAACATCTTGGCAGAAGCAGAGGTGACGGAGAAGTTTGATAGTGAGTTTGCTATATATGACTTGCCAGAATTTTTAAGAGCAGTTGAGTTATTTGAAAAACCTGCATTAAAATTTAATGGTGGATCAAATGTAACTATAGCATCCTCTAACAACAAACAATCAATTAAATATTTCTTTGCTGATAAGTCAGTTATTGTTGCACCAACAAAAGCAATCAATATGCCAGATCAGTATGTATCTTTTACTTTAAAGAAAGAAGATTTTGCTAGATTACAAAGAGCAATTACTACATTGAATTTACCAGATGTTGCCGTAGTAGGTGATGGTAAAAACATTAAGTTAGTTGCTACTGATAAGAAAAATAAATCTTCAAATGACTATTCAGAAATCATAGGAGAAACTGATAAGAAGTTTAATGCTTACTTTAAAGCAGAAAACTTAAAAGTTATTGGTGACGATTATGATGTAGAAATCTCACAACAAAAGATAAGTCATTTTGTTAACAGGAACAAACCTGTACAATATTGGATCGCATTAGAACCTGACTCTGAATTTTAAGGAGTTAGTCTATGACAGATTTTTTATGGGTTGAACAATACCGACCCAAAACAATAGAAGATTGTATTCTACCAGAACAGACTAAAAATACATTTTTAGAATTTCTAAAACAAAAAGAAATACCTAATATGTTGTTGTCAGGTACAGCAGGAACAGGTAAGACAACCGTTGCTCGTGCTTTATGTGAACAACTAAATGCTGATTATATCGTAATCAATGGTTCAGACGAAGGAAGACAGATTGATACATTAAGAAACAAGATTAAGAATTTTGCGTCTACCGTATCTTTCAATACAGAATCAAAACATAAAGTAGTCATAATTGACGAGGCAGACTATATGAATGCTGAGTCAGTACAACCTGCTTTGCGTAATTTCATTGAAACATTTTATAAGAATTGTAGGTTTATATTAACTTGCAACTATCCTTATAAGTTTATTGAACCATTAAGAAGTAGATTTACACAAATAGATTTCAAAATAGTCAATGGTCAAAAGGTAAAGACAGCAACTGCTTTACTTCATAGACTAGGTAAAATCCTTGATGAACAAGAGGTATCTTATGACAAAAAGGTACTTGCTGAGTTGATTCAAAAGTATTATCCAGACTTCAGAAAGACTATTAATGAACTACAAAGATATTCAGTAAATGGTAAAATTGATAGTGGTATCTTCTACAATCAAAAAGAAGCAGATATAAAGAGTTTATTTGCGTCTTTGAAGAAGAAAGACTTTAACGAAACTAGAAAGTGGGTAGTCAACAACTTGTCTGTTGCACCTGCTGATCTTTTTAGGATCATCTATGACTCGTCTAAAGAACATCTACATCCTCAATCCGTACCTCAAGCTATACTTTTATTAGCAGGATACCAATATAAATCGGCATTTGTAGCAGACCAAGAGATAAATATGGTTGCTTGCTTGACAGAAATAATGGCGACTTGCAAATTTAAATAACAAATTAGACGGAGAGAATATGGCACGAAGAACATTTTGGCGAAAATGTATAGTCAAATTGCGAATGTGGTATGCAGATATAAGAGGACATCACGGAATGCGTTGGAATTACGAACCAAGTGAGCATTATATGGGCATTAACAAACGCAAGAAATAAATATGCAAAAAACAAACGCAGTTTTCTGGCAAAACTTTGTAAATTTAGAAGATAGAAAGCTAATAGATAATCAACTTGAAAACCATTTTGATTGGTACGAAAAGGAAAAAATCTACCATCAAAAAGATATGAGTAAAGTTAAAATTATTCAGTATAAGAATCTTAAACACATACCTATTATGCAATCTATCATAGATCAAATGTATTATGTAAATAGACATCACATAGGATTTGATATAGAACCATTTACAGATGATAGGCAATTACATTTAAATAATTATCAAATAGGTATGGAATGTGGATGGCACAATGACGCTTCAAAAATGCCGACAAAAGATCATAAATTGACAGGTGTAATTAATTTATCTACCGAAGATTATGAAGGAGGTGAGTTTGAAGTAAACGAAACCCACGAACCATTGAAAATAAAACAATTTTCTAAAGGTGGTGATGTAATAATGTTTAAATCACATATGTTACATAGAGTTTTACCTGTAACAAAAGGTGTAAGAAAGACTTTGGCCTTCTTTTTAATAGGACCTAATTTTAGATAATGGCATACGAATTAAAAGAATACTTGAAAGCGATTAATGAGTCCAAAGAGGACTTGATGAAATCAGATGAAACTTGGATTAAGAAATATCCAGCATACATCATTAATCGTTGTTTATCTATGTTTTGGGATACTCTTCCTCAAGCAAATGAAATGAATGGTTATCACTTCCTAAGCAATCAGGTTCAGTTTCAATTTTTAATAAATAGTGTAAGAAAGAAAAAACGATTTGGTGGTCGCTGGTTAAAGCAATCCAAATTAGCTTCTTTAGAGTATGTGAAAGAGTATTACGGTTATAGCAATGAGAAAGCTAAAGACGCTCTCAATATACTTACAGAAAAACAAATTGAAAATATTAAAGAATCCTTGAAAAAAGGTGGGAGAAAAAAATGAGTGAAGAAATACAATGGTCGCCTGAAAGTATGTTAGAAGTAACTATCAAGCAACCAGATGATTTTTTAAAAGTTAGAGAAACTTTAACAAGAATCGGAGTTGCTAGTAGAAAAGACAAAACACTATTTCAATCGTGTCATATACTGCACAAACAAGGTAAATATTACATAGTACATTTCAAAGAACTTTTTGCTTTAGATGGCAAGAAGGCTACTTTAGTTGAGAACGATATACAAAGAAGAAACACAATCGCTATTTTATTACAAGACTGGAACCTAATTGATATAGTTAATAAAGAGAGTGCTAATAACAAAGCACCTTTAAGTCAGATAAAAGTTTTACCATTTAAAGAGAAAAAAGAATGGAATTTATCTGCTAAATATAACATAGGAAAAAAGGTTACAAACGAAGATAGCGAAAATGCAAATACCAAAGTTTAAAGAATTTTTTGTAGAACAAGATTTAGAGCGTAAGCAGAAACCTATATCTGTTGCTATTATTACAATAGCAGATTCAGACGACCCTAAAGAAAATACAACTGCTGATCTTATATCAAAATCGTGTAAGAAAAAAGGCATAGAGTGTATTATAGTCAATACTAAAACTACAATCATAACAGACAAAGACGAAGATAAGAATACATTAACGGTTTACAACTATGATGGTAACGGTGGTAAGCACACTTTCATAGGTAAAGATACCATTTGTATGACTAGAGGTGGTGCGTTGCAAGATGAAGGTGGTCTATCTTTAATATCTGCTTTTCAAAACTCACAAGCATTTATGATAAACACAAGAGCAGCAATGCTTACTTGTGATAATAAATTAACTTCAGCATTATTGTTTGAAAAATTTGGTATACCTACACCTAGAACTGCTTATGTTTCAAACGAGAAAAATTTAAAAACTGCATTAGATAAAATTGGTGGTAAGTTTCCTGTAATATTAAAAACACTAACAGGTACACAAGGTGTTGGTGTAATTAAAGTTGAAAGTTATGAGGGTTTAATGGCAACCGTTCAGGCAATGTGGAAACTAAAAGCAGAAATGTTGATACAAGAATATATGAAAACTGATTTTGATGTAAGAACTTTTGTAGTAGATAATAAAATATTTGCAAGTACAAAAAGAACTCATAGTAGTTATGACTTCAGATCAAATACACATAGAGGTGCTGAAGCAGAACCATATAAATTAAGTGAAGAAGAAATAGAATTAGTTTTAAAAACTGCTAGATTATCCAGAGCATATATGTGTGGTGTAGATCACATAGTAAACAATAAAAAACCATACATTTTAGAAATCAATGGTAGTCCAGGATCAGGTGCTGACTATCAAGGTTACCAATACAAAGATTATTATTCTGA